TGAAAGCTGACGCTTCTCGACACCAAGTCGAGGCTCAGATTCAAGGTGAGTTGATGAAACAACATGCACAAGCACAAGTTCATCAGCAACAACTTCAACAACAACAAGAGACGCATAAGGCTAATCTCGAAAACACCAAAGAGGTGATGAAATCGAAAGCACAAGCAGCGCGACACGCGCCTTCTCAGACTGGCGCAAAGAAGAAATAACTACAGCAGTCTTTGAATATCTCAAACAGTTGAGAATCAATATTCTACAAGACCTTGAGTTTAATGCGGGCAAAGATGCTCTACAGGATCGTTACAATGCAGGTATCCTTGCCGGTATTAATGAAGTGCTCAATATGCGAGCATCTGATCTAATCGAAGAAGGAGAACTAGAGTGACTGTAAAAGCTGTGATCCATCGGCTTGTAATCAAGCCAGTTGAGTTGGAACAATACGACGAAGTTGATGCTAAACTAAAAGAACTCGGTCTGATTAAGGGTATTACGGAAGACACCAAATACCACCGGACTCAGATTGACCAAGGCTATGTTCTCGATATTGGTCCTACAGCGTTTCGAGATTATGTACAGAAGTACAATCTTGAAATCCCAGTAAAGGTTGGAATGCTTGTTACCTATGCACGGCATAGTGGAAAATACATCAAAGACCCAAGTACTGGTGATGAAGTCGTGATCCTGAATGATGAGGATATTCTCGCAATCCATACAGAGGAATAAACAGAGATGGCCGATACAAATATTGCACAAAACGAACAAGGTACACACGTTCCCGGAGAGGAACTCAGTCCTGTTCAACAAGAAGCACTGGCACAAGGTTGGGTTCCCAAGTCTGAGTATGATGGTGATCCTGAGCGTTTTGTTGATGCTGGTGAATTTCTCCGTCGTGGAGAATTGTTCCGTAAGATTGAATCTCAATCCAAGGAACTGAAGGATGTTCGTAAAGCTCTTGCTGAACTAGCAAAGCATAACGCTAAGATTCGTGAAGTTGAATACGCCCGTGCTGTTGAGGCACTCAAGGCCGAGAAGAAGACTGCTCTGGCCGAGGGCGATGCGGAACGTGTTGTAGACCTCGATGATAAAATCGATCTCGTGAAAGATCAACAACGCCAATTTCAAGCAGAACAAGTGGCCCGTGTTGTACCGAATGAAATTCATCCGGAACTGGCTAACTGGGTTTCTAAGAATCCTTGGTATGAGACGGATAAGAAGATGCGCGCCTTTGCTGATTCGCTAGGTAGCCAACTTGCTGGTACTATGTCTCCGACTGAAGTCCTTCGTGAAGTTGAAAAGGAAGTTAAAGAACGCTATAAAGAAAAGTTCCGCAATCCTAACCGGGAAAAGCCGGGCGCAGTTGAGGGTGTTCAACCCCGCGCTGCCGTTGGTGGCAAGGCCCAGTATGAATTGACGGATACCGAGAGGACCATTATGAATACTCTCGTCAAGCAAAAAGTCTTGACTGAAGAGCAATACATTGAGCAGTTGAAAGCAGTTAAAGAACGTAATTAATCCCAGAGGATACCTAAATGACAACGAACCGTAGAAACGCAAACATCAAAAGTACAGATTCCGAGGCGACGAGTGTCCGCCCACAACGGGTGTCGGTTGGTTTACGCCCGAAACTGTCTCTGATTGGCAAAGATCCAAATTTTGAATATCGTTGGGTCAACGACACTCCGGGACGTATTGCAATGTTTAAACATAGCGGTTGGGAAACCGTCACAAACAGCGAAGTAGACACGGGTAATTTCCGTGCCGAAGAAGCCTCTGAAATGGGCTCTCTTGCTTACGCTATTGTGGATGGTGGCACTGGTCTTAAGGCATATGTCATGAAGATCAGGAAGGAATGGTACGAGCAGTTCATGGATGAACATGAAGCTGAAGTAGCCAGCGCCGAAGCCGGTCTCCGACCAAACACATCTGATGGCGAATATGGTGGAGTTGAAATTGATCGTTCTGGTAGACGAAATTAAAACCCTAACTAGCCATCTTGAATTTTCAATCTCTTTTGGAGAAAATCTAAATGGCTAACGTTAGTCGCATTAACGGCTTCCGTCCGGTACTTCATATCGACGGTAGCCCCTTTAATGGCCAAGTTACCCGTTATTTTGCCGCTGCATCCGATGCAACGCCGATTTTTAACGGTGATCTGGTCAAGCTTGCTGCTGTTTCTGACACCCAAGGTCAAGCACTTTTGGGTGGTGTTAATTCCCCGGTTGGTGGTACTCCCGGTGTAACGAAGTTTGTTGCTGGTACTGATTCTGCTGCGGTTGGTGTTGCAGTTGGTTTCATGATTAACCCCCTGAACCTGAACAGCCCTCAATATCGTACGGCTTCGACGGCAATGTATGTTCTCGTTGCTGACGCTCCGGACACGGTGTTTGAAGTTCAAGTCGATGGTACGACTTATCCGGGTGGTTCGGCAGGTATTATCCCTACTGCTGGTTTCAACAAGAACTTTAACGTATCGGATGCTGGTGGTAGCACTGTCACTGGTTTCTCGGGCGAGCAGGTTCTGACCTCCTCGGCAGCCACAACGGCTACTCTGCCGCTGCGTGCTCACGGTGCAGTCCAGAAAGTGGATAACGACATTACGTCGGCTAATGCCAAGATTCTGGTCTACATTAACAACCATCAACTGAATGCCGGTACTGGCTCGGTTGGCGTCTAATTAGGGGGAATAGAAAATGCCCGGTATTATTAATAGTTCAAGCTTTGCAAAAGCTCTTTGGCCTGGCGTAAATGCTTGGTACGGTAAGGAGTATGCAGAGTACCCAGTCGAATGGGATCAGTTGTTTGAGTCTTTCACTTCGCGTAAGCAGTACGAAGAAGATGTTGGTATTACTTCGTTCGGCCTTGCTTCGGTGAAACCTGAAGGTAGCCCGATCACGTATGATTCGGAAAACCAAACGTTCACGACTCGCTATACGCATATCGTGTACGCAATTGGCTTCCAGATCACGCGAGAAATCATGGAAGATGACCAGTATGACGTAGTTGGTCAGCGTCGTGCTCAAGGTCTTGCCTTCTCGGTGCGTCAGACGAAGGAAGTAGTTGCTGCCAACGTGTACAACCGTGCTTTCAATAGCTCGTACATTGGTGGTGATGGCGTGGCGATGATTAGCTCGTCGCATCCGTTGTTTGCTGGCGGTACGTGGTCGAACCAGATCAGCACTGCTGCTGACCTCTCGGAAGCTTCGCTTGAGCAAGCTTGTATCGACATTGCGAACTTCACGAATGATCGTGGTCTCCGTATCGCGATTCGTCCGCAGTCGCTTATTCTTCCGATTCAACTTGAATTCGAAGCTGAGCGTATCCTGAAGACGGAACGTCGTGTTGGTTCGAACCTGAATGATCTGAATGCTCTTAAGCAGACGGGTCGTTTCCCGAAGGGTATCATCCTCAACCACTACTTCACCAACCCGCTTGCATGGTTCATCCGCACGGATTGTAAGAATGGTCTGAAGATGTTTGAGCGTCGCGCTGATGAGTTCGAAATGGATAACGATTTCGACACTGAAAACGCCCGCTTCAAGGCAACGTCGCGTTACAGCTTTGGCTGGACCGATCCCCGTGCCATCTATGGCTCGCCTGGAGTTTAATGAACACGAACCCCTTCGGGGGTTCTTTTCTGGAGATTTAAATGGGTATTAAAAACGTAGCTGATATTGTTCAGCTTAATCCGTCTTATCCAGATGCATTGAACCCGGTTCGTAAAGCGTATCTCGTAGTTCCCTTTCAGGTTCTTCGTACTACGACTGTTGCTACGAAAGTGGCTGTTCTTCCGGCTGATGCAACGATTCTTGGTATTCGGATGTACAGTACGGCAGCATCTAATGCTGGTACGACTGCTACGATTGCTTTGACGGGTCAAGGCATTGGACCTAATGGGCAAGCCATGAACTTTGGTACGTTCAACGTTCTAGCTGCTGGTAACCTTACTCCTGGTACTGTCCTGTTGAACACGACTGTTGGCCCCTCGGGCACTGGTGTGTTTAATCTGGAACGTGCTCCTGCTACGCAAACGCAAGGTGATATGATTATCTATGCAACGTATGCAGAAACGGGAACGGTTTCTAGTGCTGGTGGTCCTTGGTACTTTGTCATCGAGTACGTTCGATAAACAGCAGCCCCCTTGTGGGGCTGTCTTCATTGGAGACCTTAAATGCGTCGAGTTGTTAACACGGTTACTGGCGTCGCTAATTCACCGGTAATTCCGATGGATCAGCGGGCACAATTTTTCAACGTTGGTATCGCTGTTACAGTGAGCGCTACTGCAACGTATAATGTTCAGTACACTCTGGACGATATTTATAATTCAGCTATTACCCCAACGTGGTTCACAATGGCTGCACCTTTTACTGGGGCGTCTGCTAACGCCTCTGGAAACTTCACAATTCCGTGCTCAGCAATTCGCCTCAACGTGACTGCAAGTACTGGTTCAGTTACTATCACTCTGTTGCAATCTACTGGTCAGGGCTAATCTATGGCCGCAAATCAGAATTTAACTCAACTACCAACTAGGCAAACGGGGTCGGCTGACCCCACTTCTTTGTTCTATGCAGTTACCGGTGGTGCTATTGATACCAGTTTGTCCCTGTCGGTGTTTGTAAATAACCTAGGGCTTACTGGTGTCCCAACTGCACCTACAGCAGCAGTAAACACGAATACGACGCAGATTGCTAGTTGTGCATATGTTATCAATCAAGGGTACTTGACGACTGCTACAGCAGCCTCTACCTATGCTCCGAAGGCATCACCAACATTCACTGGTACGGTAGTTATTCCTACTGTAACCCTTTCTGGTGGTACGATTAATAGTACGTCTATTGGTGCTACTACCCCAAGTACGGGTGCCTTCACTACCCTTTCTGCTACTGGTAACGTTACCTTCAGTGGTGGAACAATCAATGGAACATCAGTTGGAGCAACGACTCCTAGCACAGGTGCGTTTACTACAGTTAATGCAAGCGGGATTGTTAATGTAACAAACTCAACAGCCTCGACTAATAGTACTACTGGTGCTGTTACTATTACTGGTGGTCTTGGTGTTCAATCAAGTGCTAATATTGGCGGTGCTCTTGCTGTAGGTACTACTTTCTCGGTCGGGCACGCGGCGACTTTAGCTGGTGGTATTGTTGGTGTAACGGACGCTAGTAATGCTACCGCTGGTAACGTTGGTGAATATGTTGTCTCTCAAATTACCTCAAATACATCGTGGGCACCAGCCAGCACAGTTATTGGTAATCTAACCAGTATTAGTCTTACTGCTGGTGATTGGGATGTGTCTGGGAGTGTTTTCTGGGCGGCTGTTGCTGGTAGTGGAACCTGGACTCAGCTTGAGGCGGGTACGACAACAACATCTAGTACTGCTCTCCCAATTAACATCTATCTGGGACAAACTGGGCAGTCAACTGCTGCTGCAATTAACGTTGCGTATCTTGTTCCGACACAACGAATAAATGTCACTACGACGACAACTGTTTATTTGAATGGTGCTGCAACATATACGTCCGGTACGATGGCATATCAATGTCAGCTTCGTGCTCGTAGAGTGAGGTAAACTATGCCGGGTAATTATTTTAAATCCGGTGAGTGGAATGTCTTTTGCATGGTCTGTAATCGGAAGATTAAATCCGGTGAAATGTTGAAACGATGGGATGGTCTTCTAGTCTGTAGAGACGATTATGAGAACCGTCACCCAATGGACTTTCTACGTGCAAGGCAAGAGAGAATCTCAGTCCCATTCACAAGTGATACAAGTTTTAATCAGTTCAATGGCCCAAATTATCCGGCGTATCCGTTCTGTACTCAAGAGGGGTCAAGTGGGGTTGTTTCTTTTGCTGTAGCTGGTTGTATGCGACCTGGGCTTGGCTTCCCTAATGGGCTTCCAGTACCACAACCAGAAATACCTGACGAGCCTCCAGTCACCTATATTATCCTCATGACTGGTGGAGCCCTTAACAAGATGGATGGGACACAATTGGTTTATATCTCATGATTGAACTTCACGAACGGGTAGCGGCCCTAGAACAAGCGCATAAAACAGACAAAGAAACGATTGAGAAGATTCTACTCCATGTCAAAGCAATCGACGAAAATTTGAATAGGTATAAAGGATTTCTAGGAGCTATTTGGTTCGTGATTTCCTGTATAGGTATCTTCTTCAGCGCATTTAAATTCTTTCATAAGGGATAACTATGGCCTTGCTAGATTTGATTGTCGGTCCAGTAATGGACATTGTAAATAAGCTAATCCCTGATCCGGCTCAGAAAGCTCAGGCGCAGTTAGCACTACTTCAACTACAGCAGAATGAACAGTTCAAACAGATTGATGCTCAACTAGCACAAACTGCACAACAGACGGACACCAATAAAGTTGAAGCTGCAAGTACCAATATGTTTGTTGCTGGATGGCGACCATTCATTGGTTGGGTGTGTGGTAGTGGCTTAGCCTACCAGTATCTAGCTGATCCACTGCTTACGTGGGGTGCTTCGATTGCCCACCTACCAGTACCCCCTACTCTGGATATGTCAACCCTCATTACGATGCTTGGTGGACTACTTGGACTTGGTGGAATGCGGACTGTCGAGAAACTTAAAAACGCACAAGGAAACCACTAATGTCTACGAATATGACGTTTGTTGACTTTGTTACACCAGTCCCCGCTGATTGGTTGAATAACGTCAATACAGTTGTGAATACGCCAGTCCCCGCTAATACGGCGTTTAGTATTCCGGCAACTGTGCCAGCAGCTTTCTTGCCTAGTACTGGGTATATTAAGATTTCCAACAACCCTAGTAATCTTACATCGTTCTCTGTCACCTCTGGACAGAACTATGAGGCAATAGCCGTAGATATCAATGGGTATGGTGCTCGTGCATTCGGCGGTATTCCTAACATCGTAGGTATCACTGGTGCTATGAATATACCTGCATCGGCATCTGGTGGTGCTAATGCAATCGGTGTTGCTGGTTACGTTAAGAACTCTTCAGATGGTACTGGCCGGGCTGGCAACCTATTTACCAACGGTGTTGCCTTGTTTGGACAGGCAGACGTTGAAGCAACTGGTGCTCTCGTTTGGGGTTTGAATACTGTTACCCAAGATAACGGTTTTGCTACTACTGTGTGGGGTGCGGAGATTGATGTTAATATCACCAACCCGAATACTGTAGTTATGGGTATTGACATTGTTGGTGGTTCAACTGTTGCGTCATCGAATTCTATCGGTGTTCGTATTGCACCTCTGGGTATTTTTGCTACTCCGGCTATTCCCTGGACGCGTGGGGTACTGGTAGACGATGGTGCAGCCTCAACTGCTATTGAGATTGGTGCTACTAATACAGGTAGTTCACCTAGCGGTAGTCAACCGATCACATGGTACTTTTATCCCTCCGCTAACACCCGCGCATTGGCTGGTGAGTGTGTGATTGACTCTTCGGGTAACATGACCTGGGCTCAAGGCTACAGTGGTGCTCTGATGACCTTGGCTGTCGGCGGCGCAGTTGGCACTGCTCTACCTGCTATTAAGATGCAGAATGCCTCTGGCGTTGTAGCACTGGGTTTCTTTGGGGGTGCTCCGACAGGAAAACCAACTATTACCGGTTCGATTAGCGGTTCTACTACTAGCGTTATTTCTGAGATACTTGTAGCTCTAAATAATCTTGGTCTAATTACTAACAGCACAACGGCCTAATATGAAAAACTACATCATTTCTGAACAAATTGTTAAAGCACTCCTGTCCTATCTGGCTACTCGCCCGTACCAAGAAGTGCATCAAGTAATGCCTGTACTTCAATCTCTGGAAGAAGTTCCTACTGAAAACAAGGAGTAAGTATGTCGATCTCTGGCGCAGCTAACTGGAATTATACAAGAGATCAGATCATCAATGCTGCCCACCGTAAAATCGGTATCGGTGTTGATGGTTCGACAGCTACTACGACACAGATGACCAATGCTCAAGAGGCGTTGAATAATCTGGTGTTCTCTCTGTATGCACAGGGAATGCCTATTTGGGCAATGACGACGACTTTCTTCACTCCAGTTCTGGGTCAGACTGCTTATCAAGTAGGTTTGGGGATTGGTACAGGGAATCTGAATATCCAAGCCCCTCTTAAGATCACCCAAGCATTCAGTCGAGATAATATCAGTAACACAGATATCCCGATGAATATCTACACTCAGTACAACTACAATTTGCTGAGTACGAAAGTTAATCAAGGCTACCCAGTTCACTTTTGGTATCAACCGGGTAACCAAACAGGCACGATCACGATCTGGCCCGCTCCCGATCAGTACACTGCTACAAATCGTTCTATCTACTTTGTGTATCAACGAGCGTTCGATCAGTTCAATGCAAGCACAGACACTCCAGATTTTCCTCAAGTCTGGATCGAACCCCTGATCTACTCCCTGGCTCATCGCCTTGGACCTGAGTATGGTTTGCCTCTCAGTGAGCTTGACAAACTGAATGAAACTGCAAATGCACTAATCACGAATGCTCTTTCCTTTGGCACGGAAGAAGGTAGTATCTTTATTCAACCTGATTGGGTTGTCATGGGGATGGGTCAAAATAATCCAAGTGGGTATTAATATGTCAAAGAAGAAAAATCTTGCAGAGTGGTATGCGAAGTTCCGAGGATCTCCTACCTTCCTCTGGGGTCTACTTGGCTTTATTGTACTGTGGTTAACGACACACTGTCTCGTTGCATGGTGGGATAAAGACCTCTCTCTTATCAACATTCTCCTTAGTTCGGAGGCGTCGGTCTCTCTAGCTTTCTTTGCTATGATGCAAGAGCAGACAGAAAACTATCACACTGAGTTGATGGAGACGATACGGAACACTGTAAAGGACATTAGTAAGGATGTGGATGATATCAAAGAGGAAGTAGAAGACGATGGCAACTAATCCGTATTTTACACAGTATCATACACAACGCTTCTCTTTCATTGGTTCGCCCCAACAGCGGGATGGTTCATATCAGAAGGATCAACGATTCCTTAATGTGTACCCTGAATTGATTAAGAGTCCTATCTCTGATGGAAAGAAGTACTATCTAAAGAAACGTCCAGGCGTTGCCACGAACCGAACGTTTGGAAGTACTGGAACAGGTCGAGCCATTTTTTACTGGGCATCTAACACGACTTATTACACAGTCATTGGTAACACTCTGTATGCCAATGGCACTGCTATTTTAACAATCTCGGACGGTACTACGGGTCCGTGTGGGTTCTGTGAATTTCGTACTGATACTGTCGATGAACTGTTTTTTTGCACTGGAATGAGTGCTTGGACAATCACGACAAGCAACTCTCTAACACTGGTTAGTGGAGCAACGAATTTCCCTATACCCCACATTCCTCAACCTATCTTTCTAGATGCCTACATCTTTCTGGCTGCCTCTGGAACTCAGACTATTCACAACAGTAATTTAAACGATCCAACGACATGGCCCGCAGACGGTTTCATTGACGTTGAAATGTTTCCAGATAATCTGGTTGGTTTGTCTAAATCACAGAACTACCTAGCCGCAATCGGTATGGGGTCAGTTGAGTGGTTATACGACAACGCTAATTCAACCGGATCTCCGCTTCAACGGAATGCTCCAGCGGTATCACAGTTTGGTTGTCCCGCTCCACAGACTATTAGTCAGACAGAACAGGAATTGATGCTGGTTGGTCAAACCGGTAATGGTGGTCGAACAGTCTGGACCTTGAGTGGATTCCAGCCTTCAGAGATTGCTACTGCTCCTGTTCGAGAAGCACTTGATGCAGAAGGCTCGTCTATCTCTAGTGCTACTGGTTTCACAATCCAATGCGCTGGTCATAAATGGTACGTCTTGAATCTCAAAGCAAACTCTAGAACATTTGTGTATGACTTTGAAGAACAGATGTGGCATGAGTGGTCAAGCGGAACAGGTCAAGCTTATTTTGGTTATGATTATGTTGCCGACTCTGGGAATGGACAACCAGTTTTGCTGAGTTCTAACTCGACAAACACCACTGTGGCCCTGTCTCCAACTACCTATACCGATCTGGGTAATGTCATTAACTGTATGGTTGTTACCGTTAAACTTGACTTTGATACAATCAAACGCAAGCGTCTGTATCGACTGACTCTGATTACCGACTCTCCTGCTGGAGATAATCAAGGGATCAATATGATGGTCTCGTGGTCAGATGATGACTATAATACGTTTACTACCGGTGTTCCGTTGGATGTGAGTGCTGTCTATCCCACGATAATGCAGTTGGGATTGACTCGAAGACGAGCATTTAAATTTGTGTATCAACAACCCTATCCTCTTCGGATGGAGTCATTTGAATTAGACATTATTCAAGAGGTAAGGAGATAACATGGCTGCTGGAGTTCCACCGCCACCACTCAATTCACCTAATGGAAGTTATTACTGGCTTGAGTGGTACACAAACTTAACGAACTTTTTGAATGGTACAAACATTCCTTGGACGAGTCTAAACTTCACTGGTTCAGATATTGCTGATATTCTGACTCGAAACCACAACGAATTAACCAACATTCAAGGGGGTACAGCTTCAGGAGCTAGGGGTGGTGGGGGTTCTGCTTATCACATGTCCGGTCGTGGTTATGTTTCTGAGGCTGGTGCAGGTACAGGATTTCCAGGGGGTTGGTCTGTTGCTCACACTGGAACAGGTGTCTACACCATTACCCACAACCTTGGGATAACCATTCCAAATATCTCTGCCACAGCAACGTCGAATACAAGTGGAGTTGTAGTGCAGTGGATAGACCTCTCTTCGTCAAGTGCTGTTGTAGTCCATACAACTAATCCGGGTGGTACTGCTACCGACGGTTCCTTCAGTCTCACTGTGATGACATGATTAAAACACAACTAACACGGGAAGATGCTCTCCGTATTATGGATCTAGGTAGGGCACTTCACTCAGAGTCTCGATTCAAAGACGAACCTTTTGATGACGAGAAGTGCTGGGCAGTCCTTGACAGTACTCTTCGATATCCTGACAAACGATTCATTGCTTATGATGACCAGTTCCGTGGATTTATCATTATGTCAATGAATGAAGAATTCTTTAATCATGTAAAGTGGGCAAGTGATCTAAGTCTATATGTTGCCCCTGAGTTTCGCGGTAGCTCTCTCGTCATTCGACTGCTTGACAGTGCGGAGAAGTGGGCTAAAGAAAATGGAGCACGAGATATTACGATATTCCACAATACCGGAATCGATACCAATAAAGCTCCCAAATTGTTTAATAAACTTGGATTCCAAATGAAAGGTTATATTTTTGCCAAGGAGCTTACATAATGTGTGGTATTCTTGATGACGCGCTCCCAGTAATTGGTTCAATTGGGGGCTTTATGATTGGTGGCCCTTGGGGGGCTGCTGCTGGTGGTGCCCTTGGAGGCGCTTTAAATGCTGGTATTCAAAGCCATTGGAATCCAACCGCTACCCTAGAAGGTGCGGGTATGGGTGGTGTAGGTGGGTATTTTGGCGGTGGTTCTTTGGCTAGTGGTCTTAGCAGTCTAGGTAGTGCTGGTGTAGGTGCTACCTCTGCTGGATTTGACACGGGATTAGCGGCAGCGACTCCTGCCACTACAGGAGCACTTGA